TAGACGCTGGATACGCTGAATCTGGTGCTACGGTCATTGCAAGTCAATTACAGAACCCCAAATACTATCCTCATGTAGTTGAAGAAATAGAACGAAGAAGGGCTGAACTTAACAGGAGATACTCCATTTCCTATAAATCACACATACAAAAACTAGCAGAGTTGAGAGATTCTGCTGAGGCCGCTGGTAACTATACTGGAGCAATTGCTGCTGAAAAGTATAGAGGTATGGCGGCTGGACTCTATGTTGACAGGAAAGAAGTCTTACACGGCTCTATTGATTCCATGTCAGTTGGAGAGGTTGAGGAGAAGTTAGTTGAACTTAGAAAAAAGTTATCCATTCCTGGCGAGCCTGAAGTTATTGACCATGACACATCTGAAGGGACACTTATCGGAGAGTCTAGCGATGACCTACTTGCTGAAGAAGGGGAATCTGGTATTCAAGACGATTCATGACACAGGCTGTGTTGATCTTGTTGCCATTGATAAGCGTGGAAAGATCCATTTGTATGACGTGAAAACGTCCCTGAAGTATGCAAAAGGAAAGAAAAAAGGTAGGAGAATAAATCGAATCTTAACTCCATTGCAGAAGAAATTAAAAGTTGAGTTATTGATGGTTGATTTAGATGAAGAAAGGTGCTGGGTAATTAAGCATGGCGCAAGAGAAGAATCTCTGGAAACAATTAAAAAATAACACAAAATCAATAATTTGGACAAGAATTGAAGCTACATCAGGACTAGGTATCCCTGATTTATTTGGATATTATAAACGAGGT